TATGCTACTTATGTTTAATTAATTATAATAAATAGCTTATAAAATATTTGTTTCGATATTGCTAATTTCCTTAACGCAACAATATTAATTTTTTATATTAACACGAATTTTTAATTTATAACATAAACTGTTTTAAATTTAACGATAATATTATTGTTCTAGGTTATAAATTAAAAATAATTTGTATTAAAATAATATGAATGTTTAACAAAAATATTATTTTAATAATATCATCAATAATTATTATTATATACGTATTAATATTACAATATAGATATTTAATTTATTTTATCCCTAATAAAATAATTTTATATACACCTAAAGATTTTAATATGAATTATGAAGAAATATATATAGGAAAATTAAATGGTTGGTTAATTAAAAATCAAACGAATGTACTAAATAATAAAAAATCAAATAAACTTATTATATTTTTCCATGGAAATGCTGGTAATATTTCGAATAGATTACATATTATTCAACAACTATTAAACATATTCGATGATTCAGATATTTTTATTTTTGATTATCCTCATTTTGGATTATCTGATGGTAAATTACATCCATCTTATTTAATTAGTTGTTGCCATAAAGTATATGATTATTGGTCTTGTAAATATAATAATATTTGTTTACTTGGTGAATCAATTGGTGCTGGAATAATGGCTGATACTTATAATTTAATAATGAAAACACAAATTAATCTTCCTAAAATGTTAATACATTTAAATGGGATAACATCATTACGAGAAATAGCTGATAATATTATGCCATCAATTATTAAACCTGTAATTCTTCCTTGGATTGACGAATATGATTCGAAGAAAATATACTTAAAACATATAACAAAATTACCTAAAATTATTATTATTCATGCTATTAATGATGAAATAGTTCCTATTAAATATGTTAAAAATATGATACATGATTTACGTATTTGCAATAATATACATTTTTTTAATATATGTGGAACACATAATAATCCTATTTTTGATGAAATTATTATTAAAAAATTAAAAGAATTATATAATTAATTAAATTGACCAATCAAATGGTTTTCCCAATTCATTTTCTATTTTTTTAAATATTCCTGAATTAAAAAATCCTTTTGATGCACTTAATGGTGATGGATGAACACCAGTTATAATTTTATTGTTTTTATTTTTAATAAAAATTTGTTTTGATTTTGCGGGACCACCAAGTAGCAAATAAACAATCCCATTCATATTTTTATCTATATATTTAATTACTTCATCAGTAAACCATGACCATATATATTGGTGTTCATTTGATGATCCTTCAAGAACAGTTAATGCTGAATTTAATAAAAACATACCATTATCAAACCATTTTGTCAAATTTCCGTGTTTAAATATATATTTTCTTTCCGGAAATTCTGTTTTTATTTCTTTAAAAATATTATAAAGAGATGGAGGCATCATAATATTATCAGGAACAGAAAAACTTAAACCCATAGCTTGATTCTTTCTAATATAAGGATCTTGACCAAGGAAAATTATTTTGACATCGTTTATATTTTTTTCAAAAACCTTAAATACAAGATTTTGTGGAGGATATATTACTTTATCTTTTCTTTCTAATTCTATTTTTTTTAAAACATCAATTAAATTTAAATATACTGACCAAAAAAGAGGATACCACGTGCTATCGATTTTATTATCAGACAAAAATTTTATAAAATATGATATGTCAGATTTTAATATTTTTTTAGACCTAGCTGATAATTTATCATATTTAAATTTGAGTTGATTATGTTTACTGAATAAATTTTTAAGTGTATTTTCCATTAATGTATATGTTATTTATGATTATTTATATTCATTATACTATTAAATAAATTATTTTCATTTTTTATTTAATGATATATTTCTTTTACTTTTGACCAATTAATTGTAACGATAAAATTTCAGTTATGCTTATTAATTAATATTATTTTTTTCATTATTTTGTATTTCTTCATTCGCGTTAGCTTGTATTATTTTGTCATCATTAGCTTGTATATTTTTTGTTTTATTGTCATTAAATTCTTTAGTTTTGTTATATATCAATAATCTAGCTTCATTAATTATCTCATCTCTTTCGTCCATTAATATATTTTTATGCATGATGATAATATGTTGTGCGTTGTATATTTCTATCGTTCTGTTTATTGGTTTTGATATTTTTTTTTTACAATTAGGTTGGACTATTTCTGTCATCTCACTTAGTTCAATTGCAGTATTATCGAATAATTTTTTTAATGTTTCAGTAACAAACTTTTTCATCCATCTATCATTGTCGTAAACATCAATATATTGAGATCGCAAATTTGTTAACTGAATATTTTGTTGTTCTGGCATTTTTTTATTAAAATGTTTCATTTCGATAAGTTTTAATACTGGTTTTTCTTCTCTAAATAATAAATCTCTAATTTCTGGATAAGTATATCTATCAATATCTTCATTGCCGAAATTAACAATTTTAATATTATTGACAATTCCATTATTTATATGTCCATTAATAATTTCATTATTAACAATTCCGTTATTTATAGGTCCATTAATAATTTCATTATTTATAGGTCCATTGATAATCACATTATTAATAGTCTTATTTTTTGACGATTTTTTTTTTGCTGTTAAAATATTTTGATTCATTTCCATAGTTTCAATTTTTTTTTCTGCTGTTTCTAATTTTTGTTGTAACAAAATAATGTCTTCATCTTTTTTATTGTTTACATCAATTTTTTTGACTTCTTCTTCATAATTTAAATGTTTCTTTTTGTGATTAAATAATGATTGAGCATGTTTATAAATTTTATTACATATTAAACATTTATAACCATTTGTTTTAGAATTTGTAAAGTTTAATGTTTCATAATTATTTTGTACTATATCACATACTGATTTTTGACTTATCGGGAAAGTCCTTTCGACTGATTCTTGACTTATCGGATCAGTCGTTTTGACTGATCCGAGTTTTATTAATTCAGAAGTTTTATTATCTTCATTATTTAATATTTTTGGTTTACATGATATTTTTCTTTGTATATGTCTTTCAAAATTAAATTTTTTTTTAAATTGTTTACAACAAACAGGACATTTATAAAGCATATTATATATTATAATTATATAACAATTAATTTTATATTAAAAAACGAGCAAATTTGCTCAAAAAAACGAGCAAAACGAGCAATCGAGCAAATTTGACTCAGGGAGAGAGAGCCATACTTTTTTTTTTCCAAAACCTTTTTAAAATTTTAAATTTTTTTCTTGAAAAGTTTTTAAAAATATTATTTTTTTTATTTTTTCGATATCAAAAAATAATTAGTTTAAAAATTTAATTTATGATCAAAATATAATCAAAAAAATATTAAATTAATATACATCTAGTATATTTATTGTATTGTGTTGTTTTTTAAAAATTATGAATAAGATAATACTAAATACAAATTATAACTAAATATATAAGATATATCATAATATAAAATTGTACGTGTATATTATAGTTATTACAAACAATGTTTATTATAACTATATTTTTATTATCATTAATTTCACTTACCAGACCAAGATTTTGGATAATATATATATTATTAATTTTATTTAAAAATAAATTTATTATGATGATACCAATAACTATAAAAAATAAAATAAAAAAAATACATCAATTAAATGAAATATATAACATAATCGAAAAAATTAATAATATATGTTTGGCTAAAATAAAAAAAATAATTATCAGCATATTTAATTATTTTGGTTATGGTTTTTTGATAAATTTGTTGAAAAAAAAAATTATTCAAAATGAACCAAAAAAAATAATTGAACTTAATTTATCATTAATTGTTAATTTGAAAGATATTTTGAATGACGCTATTATCAAAAATAAATTAATCGAATTAAATAAATTAAACATATTAATTAAAAATATTATTAGTAACGAAAATGAAATTAAAAAATATTTAAATAAATCATCAACAAATAATATTTTAAATACAATACTAAAAAAACAAAATGAAGAACAGTACGATGAACTTTAAATCAGTTATAAATATATACTAATTTATTTTGTGTACATGAATAAAAATCATTTTACAGTTATTATGATTTATTTAAATTATTCAATTTTTATACAAATTATATGATATATTATTAATGTCTCATTAAATATAATACATATTATGTTTAATTAATTTTTTGTTGATTTATCAATATTAATATAGAAATTGATGTTATCTCTTTAATTTTCATTATTGTATTAAAATTGAAAAAAATTGATATAAATACATATTACGTAAAATAAAGATAACTTATTCTATATTATACATTATGAGTTCCAATCCAAAAATTTTAACTTCAGGAGATATATTTAAATTACTCGATTTATATTTCAACGAGAATCACATCTTATATAGTTATCAGTGGAATAGTTTTAATCAGAATATCAGTAATATTATTAGAAATGATATTTCAGGAACAGAACATATTATTAACGAAGATCAACAAGGAGGTAAAATATATACTTATAAAATTTTAATTGAAAATCCATCTATTAAACCACCTGTTGATGATAATGCAACTGATGAAGAAATGTTATATCCTGAAGATTGTAGAACTCGTTTTTTAACATATGCAAGTAAAATTATTGCTGATGTCACACAAATACAAGAAATTAGGGATTGTGAAACTAGTGGTACTGAACAACAAGAGCAACTATTAAATGCTATTTCTAAAATTACACCTGTAGGATTAAGTGATACAAAAGAAATTAAAAATACAGAAAATTTAGGTTTTGTTCGTAATATTATTGCGAAAGAAAATAAAGTTACTATTGCAAAAATACCAATCATGGTAAGATCAGAATATTGTTCTACTAATCTTAAAAAAGAAAGACCAAATACAGAATGTAGATTTGACCCAGGGTGTTATTTCATTATTAAAGGATCAGAAAAAGTTGTTATTGGTCTCGAAAAAATATGTGAAAATAAAATGCTTTGTTTTACTAAAAAAGAACCTACTTATCCTGATGGTTTAATGTACACATGTCAAGTTAACTCTAAAAATGTTAATTTTGAGACTACGGATAGTAACGCATTAAATATACAAATATGTAGTGTCAAAATGAAAAAAGATAATTCAATTATTCTTAATATGTCACAATTCGCTGATATTCCTATTTTTATTTGGTTCAGAGCTCTTGGTATTGTTCAAGACAAACAAATTATAGATTATATTGTAACTGACACAAATGATACGGATATGTTAAACATATTAAAAATATCATTAAATAAATCTATGTCAGAAAATGTAAAAGATAAAGATGGTAATTATGTTGAAATAAAAGATCAATTAAGAGCACAAGAATATCTTATGTCAAAATTAAAAAATAAAAGATATTCGACAACAAATTTAGAAACAAGTCAACATCAGAAACAAAAACATTTAGAATTAATATTGACGAGAGATTTTTTACCACATATGGGTATTACTCCGGATAGAATTATACACAAAGCCCTTTATCTTGGTAAAATGATTAACAAATTATTAAATACATTTTTAGGACGTATCGAAATTGATGATAGAGATAATTTTATAAATAAACGTATTGATCTTCCAGGAGCTTTAATGGCACAATTGTTTAGACAATATTTTAAAAAGATGTTAAATGATTGTGGTAAATATTTTAAGAAAAAAAATAGTAGCCACGCAACACCATTAGATGTTATTAAATTTATTAAATTCGTAACTATTGAACAAGGTTTAACTTCAGCATTATTAACAGGAACATGGGGTTCATCGAAAAGAAAAGGTGTAGCCCAAATGTTACAAAGACTAACATACAAACAATTTGTCAGTTATTTCCGACGAATTATGCCACCACCTGTTGATGCTTCAAATTTAAAAGTTGTTTCAATGAGACATGTTAATAATATTCAATATGGTTTTGTAGATCCGGTTGAAACACCAGATGGTCATAAAGTTGGACTTCATAAACATTTAGCATTAACATGTTCAATAACAGTAAATGTTGATCAAGCACATATCAATAGTATTAAAAACATAATTTTGACATTAAAAGATCAACACAATGAATTTTATGTTAATGATATTACAAATGTCCCGCTTGAGTCATTAAAAAAAGTTCATATTAATTTGAATGGTGAATGGCTTGGTGTGACAGATGATCCATTTATTTTGACTGAAAAATTAAAAGAAAAAAGAAGAAATGGTGAAATTAATATTCAAACGAGCATTAATTTTAATATCAAACATAAATCCATCGATATTTATACAGATGCTGGTCGATTAATTCGACCATTATTAAGAGTTACTAATAATGAATTAGCATTAAAACAAGAAATGCTTGCTAATATAGATCCGACATATTTAAATAAAAATATGGTGACACGATTTATCGAATTTATTCAAAAATATCCTGAAACTATTGAATATGTCGATACTGAAGAATCTGAAAATCTTATGATTGCAATGTATCCTACTGAAGTTGAAGAAGCTAGATTACGTATGTTAAAATCAGAAATTCCATCTGAAGGTGGAAGAGGTAATCCAGTTAATAGATATGATAGAGTGTATGTTCGTTATACACATTGTGAATTTCATCCAATGATGTTTATGGGTATTATATCTTCGAATATTCCATTTTCTGAACATAATCAAGCACCAAGAAATTACTTCAATTTCGCTCAAACAAGACAAGGTATGGGCATTTACGCAACCAATTTTCGTTATCGTGTTGATCTTTCATATCTTTTGTATCATCCAATGAGACCATTAATCGTCACACGAGCAGGTAAATATACAAACGAACTTGATATTCCGGCTGGTGAGATGATGACGGTCGCAATTGCGTGTTATACGGGGTTATTGATTAGCTCCTGTCGATGCTAAATCATCGGCAAGTCCGAATTATGGCGGGCTACGTTGCCAAACTGCGGGAAAATCCGAATGTTTTAGTTAACATTAAAAAAATATAACATAAGTAAATATAACTTAAACAATTTTGTCGACTACTAAACTATATTAGATAGTAATAATATAGTGGCTGTTGCGAAAGTAACAGGTATAGTAATCAACGTTGATAAAAAATCGGACAATCCGCAACCAAGTTTCCAAGCGCAGAGTTTGGAAAAAGGCTCAACGACTAGAAGACAACGGGCGTTATAATTTACGCTCAAGGTATAGTCTACTCCCACTGGTAACAGTGTTTGAAATGAATTAATAAATATCCATAATAATAATATTTATTAATAAATTTCAAAGATTTATTATTTAGATCACAAATGGTCTAAATAAATCGGTATTTAGGACAATCAAGAAGATAGGTCATGAAGTTTTGGCAACTTCATAATAATGTCTTCAACAGAGGCAGTGGATTCGTGAGAATCTAATAAAAGGATGAATTAACATCCTACTGTGTAACCTCTAGTCGACGTATTGATCGTACTACAATAATTTGTAAGTGGTCATACGTGGTAGGTGGATGACAATCCACACCAGTTAATAAACACAAACATTTATTAACTCAGGCAAGGCAAGTGAAAACGGTTAAAATTCAATTTACTCAGGCATGAGTAGTTGGACAAGACCGTCGGTTATTTCGTATAATTATAATTAATAATCAATATACGATAATGATCGCTATCGATCGGGTCACTCGTCGGTCCATCATAAATTAAAATAATTGATGGGCTCAATGTACGATCAGGTCACGATAAGATTAGTTGTGTTAAAATAACATTTATCGAGTCGTGCTTTGATAATTTGTCAAATGTTGAAAAGACAAATGACGAAAGATCAAAGATTGGTTAATTAATTATTTAATTAATCAATAGAAAGGATCTCAGCCAAGACTGCACCTATTTAAACATAGGAGGTCGAAGAGATCAAACGAGTATCATCATGAATAAATCATCTATGCAAAGAGGACTCGCAAATTCAACAACATTAAAAAAATATTCTGATACAATTACTAAAAATACATCTACTGGTCAAGATGATGTATTCATGAAGCCAGACAGAACTAAAGTGTCTGGAATGATGGATCAGAATTATTATAATAAATTGAATGAAAAAGGTTATGTTCCGCCTGAAACGCCTATTACAAGTGGTGATGTTATTATTGGTAAAGCATCACCAATACAAGCTGGATCATCAACTAATAAACTGTTTAAGGATGAATCAACAATATTTAAATCAACAGTCCAAGGAACTATAAATAAAGTATATACAGGTATTTACAATTCTGAAGGTTATGAAATGTATAATATAAGTGTCAGATCAGAAAGAAAACCAATGATTGGTGATAAACTGTGTTGTTATGACGACTCACATGAAATATTAACTTCTGATGGGTGGATAAAAATAAAAGATGTAACAACAAAACATAAAGTAGCATGTTTGAAAGATCAAAACACGCTCATATATGAGAATCCGACTGAAGTTATGTCGTATGATTATAATGGAAAAATGTATCATGTTAAAACAACTCAAATTGATTTGCTTGTTACACCAAATCATGATATGTGGGTAAGTGGATTGAAAACTGACTATAAAAAAGAAAGAGCTGAAAATATTTATGGTAAACGTAAATTTCATAAAAAAAATATTGAAAGCATTGAAGTCGAAAAGAATAATGAATTTTTTGATTATGATGAAAAAAATCAAATCACACATTTTAAAATAAATGATTTAAATCTACCAATAAATGAATGGTTAGAATTTTTTGGTATTTGGTTAGCTGAAGGTTATATTGGTAAAGAACGTGATCAAATATTTTTTGCAGCACATAAACAACGAGTTAAAGATAAATTAACTGAAATATGTGCGATTATGAATTTGGATATTAAAAAAGCAAAAAATTATTTAACTGATACAGTTAAACAAGTATGGTATATTAATGATTCTAAAATAGCACAATATATGAGACAATATAGTATCGGATCAATAAATAAATATTTACCATCGTGGGTTTGGAATTTAGAAACATTATTATGTCGTAAATTAATCAATGGAATGTTACTTGGTGATGGGTGTAAAAATGGAAACACAGATCGATATGATACATCATCAATACATTTAGCAAATGATTTTCAACGATTATGTTTACATGCTGGCTGGTCTTGCAACATTATGTTGAAAGGTAAAAAAGGAGAATGTGCTGTAATTAAAAGTGGATACAACAAAGGAAAAAAAATTACAAGAACAGTTGACGGATATGTTATGTCAATTGTAAGAACGCGTAATGAACCACAAGTCAATAAAGAAATTCAACATGGAAAACAACAAGATGAATATGTTGATTTTGTCGGCAAAGTATATTGTTGTTCAATGCCATATTTAGGAGTTTTATATGTTAGACGTAATTACGTCCCTATTTTTTGTGGTAACTCAAGACATGGTCAGAAGGGAACTGTAGGAATTTTACTTGATGCGACTGATATGCCATTTGCTGAATCAGGAATTCAACCTGATATTATTATTAACCCATGTTGCATCCCGAGTGAGATGTAAGGGATAGGCTCCTAAAATCTTATGCTCGGAACAGGGGGCAGTGGGTTTGCAAAAATCCGTTAAAAAGATGAATAAACATCTTACTGTGAAACCCTCTAGTCGGCGTGTGTAACGTACTGCATATGTTTGTGCAAGTGTTTACACGTGGTAAGTGGATGACAATCCACACCTATTATAACAGGCTAAGCTGGTGAAAACGGTTAAAATTCAGTTTACTCAGGCATGAGTAGTTGGACAAGACCGTCGGTTTTGATATAATCAAGATCGCTATCGATCGGGTCACCGGTTGGTTCATATAATATAATCTATTATATGGGCTCAATGTACGATCAGTCCATAACAAGATTATGTAGAACATAATTAATACTATATAATTCGAGTTATGTCTTGATATTTTTGATTTTATATTGAAAATATATGAATCGAAAGTTCAAGAATTAGATAATCAAATATCTAATGGGAAAGATCTCAGCCTAGACTGCAGCTGATTAATAAATCAGAAGGTCAAAGAGATCAAACGAGAATGACCATCGGACAATTATTCGAGTGTGTATTTTCTAAGGTCGCAGCTCTAAGAGGTGAAATGATTGACGCGACACCTTTTGAAAACTTTGATTTTACTAAGATAACAAATGAACTTAAAGATTATGGATTTAATGAATATGGTTATGAACACTTATATTGTGGAATGACAGGAAAAAAACTTATATCCAAAATTTTTATTGGTCCAACATTTTATCTAAGACTTAAACACATGGTCCAAGATAAAATTCATTGTTTAACAATGGATCATGATGTTTTAACTTTACAAGGTTGGAAAAAATATGATGAACTTAATATTGGTGATGATTTAATTAAATTTGACGGAAATGTTCAAAAAATTATTGATAAAATATATTATCCTTCATATTCGGGTATGATGTATGAAATACCAAAATTAGGTATTAAAGTAACACAAGATCACAGAATGTATATTTCAGTAGATAAAATTAACTTCGAACTTACCAAAGTACAAGAAATCAAATATCCTGTATATTTTAACACATCAACTGGTTTAGTTTTGATTAATAAATCGGATGTTTTAATAACTGAAGAAAAAAATATTCATGTCTTCTGTTTAACTGTTCCTGATGAAATCTTTTTAGTCCGAAGAAATGGTAAAACTGTTTGGACTGGAAATAGTCGTGCAACTGGACCAAAACAACGTCTTACACATCAGCCACCTGAAGGAAGATCTAAAGATGGTGGATTAAGATTTGGAGAGATGGAACGTGATGCAATGATTTCACATGGATGTTCATTATTCTTAAAGGAACGATTAGTTGATACGTCAGATATATATAGTTGTTATGTATGTAGTAAATGTGGATTATTAGCATCAAAGAAAATTGATAAGGAAATATATGTATGTAATTCATGTAGTAAGCTACCAGAAAATCAAGGAGAGATATCATACGCAAGTAAAATCACGATACCATATTGTTTCAAATTACTAGTTCAAGAATTGATGGCAATTAATATTTTACCAAGAATTAGAATTAAGTGAGTATGTTAATTTGATTTATTTAGTTATCTTCAATTAGTTATCTTCAATACGTTTAATATAAGCCATTCCATATTCAAAATTAACAATATGTTTAATAAGAGTAAATATATTACCATCATATTTATTATTTTCAGTTTTTAATATGATCACAACATTATTATTTTTTGATAAATTTAATGAACATGATGAGTAATTATCATACCAATTTTTATATGGTTCGATTGGTATCCAATATAAATAAGAAAATTGATTTGTTATATTTTTTTTATATTTATCTTCGATAATTTTAATTATCTCATCAGGAAATAATTTATTTAACATATAATAAATCATTTTTGAATGTTTTGGTGTAATTTTAATTCTTGTGTTAATTAATTTTCCATATTTTTTAATCATAAATTTATCCATTTCAATATAATTTATTCCATTAATTTCAATTTTTAAATTATTTAACTTATCCGATAGTTTAATAAAAAATCCTGTCGTAACGCCTAAAAATCGTAATTTTATTCTTGGGTTAGTAATTTCATCTGAATAGAATTGACTTATTTGTGTATCAAATTTTTCATAACTATTTTTATACACTAATGTTTCTCGAAATTTTTCATAATATATTTTATTATGTGTAATTACATCATAATTAAAATTATTTTCGGCAATCATATTTATTCTGACTTCATTATATTGTAAATATAATAATGGAACAAAATCATTATGTTTATTTGATAATTTAAGTATATTTTCATTTAAAGTTATATAATAATTATCATCAATAGTTTCAATTTCTGATAATCTTATTAGTAATTCAAATGGTATCGAAAATATTGTCGAGCTCCCGATCAATATTTCAAAACTAAATATTTCATCTAAGTTTATTATTGTCGGAATAACTAAAGTATCAATTTTAATCAAATCATATTGATGATTCAATCTTTCAATATAATTAGAACGAGCGTGAATAGTATCATATGTAATTGAATAATTGTTTGGATAATATTTATCCAAGTCACTTTTTGCTAATAATGCCAATTGTGACATTTTGTTAAGATATAATTTAACATCGTTTAAATAGTATTAATTTCAATATTTATAATTAATTTATCAATATTAATTTATAACAAATTATTATACGAATATAATATCTTAACAATTTAATAATAATGGACTGTAAAATAATAAATATTGTGTGGCCTGATAGGGGTATTTTATTAAGTATAATCGTTTATATAATAAAATTTTATGATAATTTATTAGAAAAAATAATTATTATCGATAATAAAAGATATCGTAAATTTTTAAGAAAGTTATTTACAGAATTTAAATTTAGCAAATTTGTTCAACATGATGAAAAAAATTTTTATTTTAATATAAGAACAATTATTAAAAAACAAGATGTCATTATTGATTATTTAGCTAATTATGAAACTTATATTAATGCTTCAACTTTAAGTTTTGTTCCATGGTATGATATGAATGATCCGCTTATTATTTACAAATATAACCAAGATAAAAAGCTATTAGCATCAGTATATAAAAAATTTATCAAAAAATTTTCATTGTGTAGAAGAGGTAATTATAATGGATATCCATGGGATGCCGTTTTAGAAACATATATTTTGAATATGTATAAAAAATATATGAAAAAACAAAACATAAATCATTTACTTCATTTATTAAATAAAACATTAGAATCTGAATATACAAACACTGTTAATTATAAAAATATTTTGTATCCATATATTATTAAAGAAAAACAAGAAATTACTAAAAATTCAACACAACAAAACAATGATAATATTGATGAGCTTATTAAACTTATTAGTGAAAAAATAAATAGTATTAATAATTTAATAATTTAACAAATTAGCAAAATAATAAAATAATTTGTAACTTTAATATATATTATGCAACCAGCACAAAATATTGATCCATTGTTAGAAAATATATTTAATGCGTTAGATATTAGAGATTTACAATTATTAGGACAGTTTAAAACATATTTTGGTAATTTGATACGTGAACATCGTTTGGATATTTATACTGAAATAAACCAAATTATTCCAAAATTAACTCAAGTCGATAACAAAATTAAAGCAGCACTTGATATTAATCCATCTATTAAAAAAAATATTATTGGTCTGAATGACTTATTATCAAATTTTACTAGATTACAAATATTTGCGATACTTAAAAAAATAAGTAATAAAACAAATCCACAAGATGTTATTAACGATTTGGTTAATTTAATTAATACAAAATTAAATACAGTTAATAATATTATTTCCCAAAAATTAGTACAAACAGGTGGTGGAAATAATTTAAACGAAACACAAATTGGTGGTAATTTAAATGATGATTTAACAGAAATTGCAACTATTATATCGATAGCATTGAATATTAATCTGGTGGACATTAAATTAGTAATTGATAATTTTTCACAAGAGGATAAATTTAAGTTATTTGCTGAAAAACCAAAAATTATGGAACTGGTCAAACAATTAAAAACACATGATGAAAGATTAAAATTATTTGGGGAAGAAAAATTAAGTGGCACATCAATTAACAGTTTTAATTTGTTAAAACAAAATCTTGGAATACTTCAAATCACAATTTTATTGACAGCCCAAAATTATGAAGAATTTATTAAAAGCTTGATTGATGTATTTAATGAAAAAATTGAGATAGTTAACACATTATTAAAAGAAAATATCACACCACCGCAACCTACAAGTATTCAACAACAATTACCAGCACCAGCACCAGCACCAGCACCAACTAACTTATTAGGTGGATCAAATAATAACGAATATTATTTAAAAAAATACAAAAAATATGAAGCAAAATATTTAAACAAAAAAAAATATAAAATGTAATGATAAATTAAATGAATGGATATAATAAAATGGAACTATCAGATAATTTACAGATAGTAAAAACAGAAAATGCGACTAAACCCAAAAAATTGGTTGATATAGCTAAAGAAATGGAAGATATATTAAATGTGAGAAATTTATTAACTGATATTATTAAAAAAAAAAATTTATCTGATATGATTATTTCTGGTGAATTTGTTAAGAAAATAGAATCATCTAAACAAATAAGTTTAAAATTAAAAAATCTTAAAATAAATAAAAAAAACGAAATAAAATTGAAAAAATTGCAAACTCTTTTTGGAAAATTAGAAATTTTGATTTTGATGAAAAAATTATCAAAATTAACAAATGGATATGATATTATTAATGAGTTTATTAATTTGATTAATAATAAGCTAATTGATGTTAACACAATATTACAACATAAAACACAAACAGGAGGTACTTCAAATTATTATTATAAATATATCAAATACAAAATTAAATATATAAAACTAAACAAAATTTGTAAAATTTAATTATAATATTATGTTATGATAATATAATATAATATTATGAGTACATCAAAAAAAGATGATCTTATTGAATTAATTAAATCCAATGAAAATAATGTTGGAAATTTAATTAAAATATTGATTGAAAGTGATGATGGGACTATTTTTACTGAACAATTATGTCAAAAACTTATTGAATTTTATAATATTTTTTTAAAATTAGAACAACACGAACAAGAATTTATTAATTCTAAAGCCAAGGAACTTAAAGATTCTGATGAAAAAATATTTGAAAACAAACAATATTTTGGTAATAATATGTTAAATAATTTAATGAAATTACAAATTTATTCATTATTAATTTATATAAAAAATACATTTCCACAATGCAAAGAAACAATCGATAAAATTATTGTTCCATTAACACAAAAAATTGGATCGTTAACTGATATCCAAGAAAAAATTGCTTCATCTAATATTCAATCAACACCATCAATATTATTTACACAGCAACAATTACAACCATCACTAGAATCACAACAACAATTACAACAACAATTACAACCAACACCAACACCACCAACACCACCATCAACACAACAAATACAAATATCATTATCACAACAACCATCAACACAACCATCAACACAACCATTACAACCTTCAACAATACCAACAACAATTGAAGAACTTGATATTTTATCAAAATCCATACCGACCAACCAAGCAATTAATATTCAACAAACAGTTGGAGCAGAAAATATAGAAGCAGTAGCAAAACAATCATACGAAAATATTAAAGAAAATGAACAGTCAAGTACAAATTTAATTTCAGATTTTAAAAATTTTAATCAAAGAGGTGGAGGTGAATTTATTGGAAAATATATTAATCTAGTTGATGTATTAAGTGATTTTTATAAAATATATAATACAGATTTGATGTTGAGAATTGTAACTATAATTTCATATCCAACAAAATTTCAAGAATTATGTAAAATAATTGGTGAAGACAAAAAAATTAATAAAACCGCTAATACAATATCCGATGAAATTTTAAATATATTTTTTACTAAAATAGATGGTAGTGTGGTTGAAATAATAAAAATTTTAATAAATAAAAAAGTAATTGATATTGGTCGTATTGATATAGATAATAAAATTTATTATAATCTAATAAACAATGGACAAAATAATGGTATATTTATTTTTACTTATAATTTGTTTAACGCATTATCAAAAGCGATGGAAGATTTGAATATTTATAGTAATTTCTTCAGTGGTATTGAAATAGCAGGACAGTTAAATATTTTAATATATAATAATTGTCTGAGAAAAATAATGTCATTAATGTCTGGTAAAGAAAATAGTTATTATGGATTATTTGAAAAAAAAAAAGAATTTATTCTTCAAAAATATAATGAATGTTTGACAGAAAACAAAAAAATATTTTCTTATTTAAGAATAAGAAATGATAATACAAACGCAATTATACAACAAAATCCACGTTATGCGTATGAAATAAATGCTCAAAATTTCAATAAAGGGTATTTTTATTTGGGATATTTAAATTGTGAATCAGATAATAATAATGTTCTATCTAATTGTTCAAATAATAAAGAATATTATTATTTTGGACCATATGATGATATTTTTGAAAAAAATATTAATAATAAGGAAATTGCTAAAAAAATTTATAATGACATATCTGATAGATTATTAATAAAAAAACAAGATATTTGTGTTATTAGTTATGGTCAATCTGGTTCTGGTAAAACAAGCTCGTTAATTTATTTAAACACAAAAGATAACATGACTGGTCAAGATATTAAAACTGATGGTGTGTTAGTTGAATTATGTAATAATGCAGATTTTATTAATGTTGTCACAAATATCGAAGTTAAAATGGTTAACATATATGCCAGACATGGTGTCGATATAAATTATATCAAACGACAATTTAATAAAAATGTATATGATGTTACAGATATATTACCTGCCGAATTCAAAATAATTAACATCGGAGGTATTTTAAAATGGTATAATAGTACAAATAATAAAAATTTAGGAGAATATATTATTGATATATTTAATGATCCACAATATAGACAAATCGAACCTACTCCAAATAATCCTGAAAGTTCAAGAAGTCATATGATAGTTGATATGGTTTTAACAATAAATGGAACTAACGAACCGAGACATATTATAATTTGTGATTTTGCTGGCGTTGAAAATAAATTCGATTGTGGTGATAGTAATGAAATACAGAAATTTGAAGAGTCATATAAATTAAATAAAAAATACGAAGACCCAATTAAAATAAAATTTAATGACTATTTTGATATGCAAACACAAAGTACAGAACATCTTATTAATCAATCAATAATTGACAGACAACAATATAACGTAAATATTTTAGAATATAAAAAAACACTAATTTCACAAATTAATTATGTCATTGAAATGCATAATTATTTACAAACAATTAATAAAATTGAAAATTTACCAGTTTTGAAAAATATAAATATTTTATTAACAACACAACCACAAAATGAACAACAATTTGCTTGTGAATCAAATATGACAAAATTAAATAATAATAATGCGTATAAAATAATTCAACAAATTTATAATATCAATGATATTATTAAATATATTAACGAGAATATTATTAACAGCATTAACAAAATAAAAACTGACAGCAATATTATTAATGCTATTAATAATTTTGAATTTCAATTAGCACTTCAATTAGAAAATTGGCTTGTTGATAATTATCAAATTAAATGGGATGATGTTATTAATTTGATGATAAAAATTAATAAATCATTGCAACGGGATACAATTGGTTTAACAAAATTGTACAATATGACAGACTCAAACCAAATCAAAATTGTACAGTCATATAACAACGGAAATACATCACCATTTGATTATTTTAAAAATAGTACAAAAACAGAACAATTCAAAAATTTGTTCGACGAATATGATGGTGTACTTTATCCAAAAAAAAATATAAATTTTATATTTAATTTTAATGCTGGTGGTCAATTATTTAATAATTTTAAATCTTTGGCATCGAATTATAGACTATATATATTAAAACCATTATTCAAAGATTTATTACGACAATTTAATTTTTGTGTTTGTAGATTTATAAAATTATCTCAAATAACTTACAATTGTAAAATTAGAAATAATGAAGGATTATTTATAAATCATGTATTATCTGATATTAGGCGCGACGTTCGACGTTTTATTATTAGTACTGTCAAACAAAATACAACTAAAAATATTGTTCCTGTATTTTTTGATAAATTACCTCATCCATATTGTGTTAATACAAATATAAATGATAATGTTTATGATACTTTTTATGAAGCATCAACAAACACAATATACGATCAAAATATTATTTTTGATATATTCAAAGATAAACTTAAAATTGACATTAAAAATCTAAATTTTATAATATACACACTAATTAATTTGACAAATAATAATAAAACTAATAACCCACCAAACCCACCTTATACTAATATCAAACATTTTATTTATTTAAATAATATTAAAAAACCATATAATCAAGAATCAGTTGCACGTGAATTTAATTTAGTATTTGGTAATAATAATTACTATAAAAATGATCAAAATTTCATAGCACTTGTAATATCTATACAATCACAAGCATCTCCAATTAATTTTAAAAATGAGGTTAATAAATTGATTGATTATGTAAATATTAATAATTCTGTTACTTTAATTGGTAGTTTAGAATCGACTGATCAAATACAAAATATTACTTATGACAAAGTTGTTTGTTCATTTGATAATGATTTAAAAAATATATTAACAAAATATTCACCTTTTAATATAAATCAAAATTATCCCCAAGTCGCAAATAAAGATAATAACAAAATTGAAGAATTAAATGATATAATTGATGGTATATTTAAATCATTTAAGGATCGTGTCAACAATCCGAAAACGACCATTTAATTTGATAATTTATACTTATTTTTTGTTATAATTTTTTCAATTTTTTATGAAAATATAATGAAAATGCATTTTCGACGTATTTTCATTATATTTTCATAAAAAATTGAAAAAATTATTGTATCAATATCTTATCAATATTGTTATTATTAAATAGACTTAACATGTCAAATCAAGAAATGAAACGTTTTGTTATTAAATTATGTCCCACCGACGAGTGGTCTGGATGTTTCCATATTAATGAACTCCCAGACGGATCTTTCGAAAATAATGGAGTTTTTGGTCGTGAACATATTAAAAAACGATTGGTTAATAATCAAAATATTTTAAACGAATTATTATTGGAAAAAATTGACCAAAACCAAATCACTTTTTCAAAAAAATCTGATGGTTATATTTATGTAGAAGATACTTCTGAACTAAATACTTCTTATTTAAATGATAAAAAAATGATAAAAAATATTAAATATAAAGTTAACTCATTTGATATGGTTGCGTTTTGGTTAAGCAATACGGCTTCAAATATTGTCCCAAAATATATTATTTATCCTCGCGTAAATAAAATTGCTTCAGTTCAACAAAACACATCACAATGGAATAATTTGTGTGTTAGCGAAAATTATGGACTTGTTGGAGTGAGTAACACGAATGAAACACAAGGGCGAGTTGTGAACGTCAGTGAACAACGCGAACTTGTTGGAGTGAGTAACACAAACGAAACAATCGAACGTGTTAATATGTTCCCTAGTAATCCGACACCTAATTTATTAATTTCATCCATCGAACCACCAAAACAATCGAATTCTCTTTTTTCTTCTGTTTTTAGTTGTAAATCATTGTCAACTATGCAACCTATTTATCAACCAGTCCCACGAAATATTTCATCACCAACCCCAATGCCTGTCTTATCACCAAATCCACAACCTATTTCACGACCAGTTTCGCCAATTTTACAAAATATTACGTCATCAAATTCATCGTCTAATTTATCAACGAATTCGCGACCAATTCAACAACCAATTCCGCCAATCCCACCACCTATTTCACGACCAGTTTCGAGACCAATTCCGCAACCAGTGCCACCAATTCCGCCACCAATTCCGCCACCAATTCCGAAACCTATTTTACAACCAGTTCCACAAAATATTTCACAACTGCCACCAGTTTCGAGACCAATTCCGCCACCAATTCCGCCACCAAATTCGCCGCCAAATTCGCCACCAACTCCGAAACCTATTTTACAACCAGTTCCACAAAATATTTCACAACTGCCACCAGTTTCGAGACCAATTCCGCCACCAATTCCGCCACCAAATTCGCCACCAATTCCGCCACCAAATTCGCCACCAATTCCGCCACCAAATTCGCCACCAAATTCGCCGCCAAATTCGCCACCAAATTCGCCGCCAAATTCGCCACCAACTCCGAAACCTATTTTACAACCAGTTCCACAACAAATTCAACAATCAATTCAACAACTAATTCAATTACCAACCCAACCACCAACCCCAAAATTAATTCCACAATCAATTATCCCAACAATTCAACCATTATATATAACACAATCATCTAATTTACAAACAGAAATATTCGACATGTGTAAAAAATATGTTAATAATGGGTTGGAAAATAGTGGAAATGAATTAGCAGATATTAAAATGAAAATTGATAAAATTAATAATCTTAAAAAACTTTTATCATAATTTTTTTAAAAAAAAATATTATATATTTTAATTTATTTGTTATATTAATAATTAAATTAAAATATGACGATAATATGTTTAATTAATTTTGCTAAATAAGTAATATGTTATGTTAAAAATCAATTGGTTGCGTATTTATTGAATAATTTATTTAGTTTATAATTATATTGGTAAGAATAATGGGGAAAAAAGTTAGTGAAATAGTTAAACAAAAAATAGTCAATGATATTGTCGAACCTGCTTATGTTAAAGATGTACAAAGTAATATTCATGGAAAAACTTGTTGGAAAAAAACAGGACAAATTTTTGAAGCATTTTCGAAAGTATTAGTCGCAGTTGGTGGTGTTATTAGTTTCTCTTCTGGTTACTTTGATTATTCTATTTTAGGTTTCGTCGCTGGTGCGATTAATAGTGGTAGTTTAGCCATGTTACAATTTTCATCTTTTGCTTATTCAGAAAATACAAAACAATCACAAGAACTTAATATTATTTTGGACAAATTAGATATCGACTCAATTCCTGAAATTAATAGAAATACTAATTTAAACAATTTAAAAGCTATTGATGATATTAACCAAAAAAAAGAAAATGAAATCGAATTAAAAGATGAGCAAATTAAAAAATATCAAAATATTATTAGTAAATTATCAAATAATTCACAAAAAGATGTAATAATTGATATGTCGACAGGAAATCCGATTGAAACCCCAACCGAGAAACAAGTTGAAAAACCAGCTGAAAAACCAGCTGAAAAACCAGCTGAAAAACCAGCTGAAAAACCAGCTGAAAAACCAGCTGAAAAACCAGCTGAAAAACCAATTGAAAAACCAATCGAAAAACCAGCTGAAAAACCAATTGAAAAACCAATCGAAAAACCAGCTGAAAAACCAATCGAAAAATATCAATTTTTGCCAGTTATAAAAATAGATGAGCAAGTACCAATAAAAGAACAAATTATTATCACAAGACCATCAAGTCCAAGTATTAATAAATAATATTGTTGAAGTCTTAATAATTATTAAGATTATTAATTTTATTAAAATATTTATAATATTTTTTTAAATATTGATAACCTCCGAATTGGTTTGAGTATTTTTTTTTTAATAAAACACAACCATTTAATTTATGTTTTATTTCAATTAATTTATTCGTTCCATAATTATGTATATTTTTATAACCATAATTAATTATTAATAATTTAATAATCAATTCAGTATGATATAAACCTGCATGAATAATAACAGGTTTATCTAAAGATATTATAATATTAAAAATTGTATACCATTCCATAATCGAATCTAATAAATTATTAATTTCATTATTTAATATCAAATAAATATCTTTCAAGTCATTCAATTTAGTACATAATATTTTCCTATACTTAAAAATAAATTTTTTGTAATTCCGAAGTAAAACATTAAAATGTTTGTTAAGTTTTTTATTTTTTTTTAATATATTGTTATAATTTTTTATTTTATTTTGTATGTAATGTTCTTTACACAAAAAAAAATCATCAATATTTTTTATATATGACATTAACGTTTCATCATTATTGTTATTTATTTCCCAACTAAATGGAATATAATAAGGTCTAATGTCGATCGCATTTATTTTTTCATAATTTTGTAAATATAAATTTTTTAACATTTGTGTGTGAGGGGATTTACTCCAAAGTTCTTTAATATTAATATTTTCTCGTGGTACTTCTTCTAATAAAATTTGACTAGTATTAAATTTACTATTTAACCAATTTACGATGTTAGTATTATTATAACAATTATCAAGAGTATCATGCATATCAGCAAATATGATAACCTTATGTTTGTTATCAATATTTTCTAAAATAGTATAACCAATACTCCCATAAATAATATTATCATTTTGATCCATTATAATATTATATATAAATAAAAAATTGAAATATTATAAAAAATTAATATTATTGTGTTAAGGAAAATGAATAATACCAGACACTTAAATTATAGATTAATTTTTTGTAGTAAATTAAACATATATTTTTATTTA